TGGAAGTATGCGTTAGCTTCTTGCGAAGCAATAGCCGGGTCGTCAGTATTTACGTCGACTTGGATCGCATCACTTAGCTTGACACGAATCATTGGGCAGCTTGACTACGCGGCTGAATCTGGGGCACAGCAGGAGTTTGAGGGCGAGTCTGGGCTGGAGATGCCAACGGGTCCCCCTCAAATACTGCGCCCTCTCTACGAGCGTCTTCAACAGCTTGTCTAAAGAGTTGGTCGGCTTTTTCTCTAACCTGCCTATCATAGTCGGGACCGCGCTGTGGGGCAAATGGACCTGAATAAAGTTTTTCGATTTCAGTCAAAGCCAAGCGGCCTGCTTGAATACGCAAGTTGGCGATATCGCGCTGCGACATGACGCGAGGAGTTCTAGTGCCTTCGCCCGGACGCCGACCCGCAAAGTTCCTGTAGTAGTAAGCTTGGGCTTCACGCAACGGTGCTTCGGCTGCAAGCTTGGCTTCTTCGTTCTTAGCTTTACGTTCGGCTTCAGCAAAGCGAGCCTGCGTCTCAAGAGCCTGCCGCATTTCTGCCCGTCGAGACTTGGCTGCATCTTCTTGGGCGGCCAAACCAGCAGACAGGTTGTCGAGGAAACTGCCGCGATTCGACAGGACACCGCGCCCAAAAGCTGCCAAGTTATTTGCAGTGCTTTCTTGAGGAGCAACGTCTCGTGCTACAGCTTGACGCAACGTCTCAAGCAAGCTAGGTTCGGAGGCTACGGGAGTGGCTACCGGAACTGGAGCGGCTGCGGCACCCGGCGTCACAACAGAACTCGAACGCGGACGCGCAGCAGGAGTATCGGCAGGAGCGCCCGCTGAAGGAGCTACTTGCGTAGTTTGGGGAGCGGGCGCCGCGCTTCGCGTATAGTACTGACGCAACAAGTCCATTGGAATCATTGCTGGACTTATGGCCCGCGTGATTGCACGATACAAGTCCTCCGGTCCCAAGCCGAAAGACCGCAGGCGATCAACGATAGAAGTTTGTTGTGTAGGTTCAGCCATGGGGTCTGTTCCTTAACTATAGAGCGGGCCGGTTCGCTGGGGGTTTACACCCGGAACAGGACCAGAAGCACTAGGCGTAGTTGTTCCACCACCGCCGATTCCAAATGCCTGTCCAAAATTACGAAGCTGTTGAAGGAAGGCAGGGCCTTGGCTGATGGCGCCGGTGAGGGCGGAGAAGATGTCGCGGCCTGGGCCAGCTTCGGTTTGCTGGGCGCCGATGCCAAGCGTAGAAGTGTTTAGGCCAAGCGCGGAACGCAAAGCCGAGATGCCACGCAGCGGATAGTCACGTTCTTCTTCGAACTGTTGGCGCAGCACGTCAAGGCCCGCCTGTTCGCGAGCTTGCTGGAGGCCGCCGGTCGCGAGGAGCGGATTAACCATGGAGCCAAGGGCGCCTTGCGTTTGCGAAAGGCCCGTGCCAAGCTGCGACTGCATGCTCGCGTAGAGGGCTGGGATGTTCTGCTGGTCGCGCCGGAACTGATCGAGAGCTTGGTTGTAGGCCTGGGCGCGCAGCTGGGCGGATACGTCGGCGATGTTACGCTGGGTGCCGCGCTCTAGTTCGGATTCGGCAATGGCCTGGCGGGAGCCGCCGAAGGAACCTGTGCGCGCGGATTGCTGGCCGAGACGCAGGCGTTCTTTGGCAGCGCGCTCTTCGATGTCACGGATCGCCGGGTCAAGAACCGCTTGCGTGTAGGGTGACATGTAACCGGAAAGGTCTGTTTCGGGCAGGGTAGTGGCGAGGCCCCGCGTGGCAGCAATGCCAGCGGTTGCTAGTTCGGGCGTAAGGGCGCTCAGGCCCCCGGCTTGTGAAGCGAGATCACGAGCAGCTTCAAAGGCTTGCTGCTGGTCGGGAGTGAACTCGGCGACCCGCTGGATGGGATTGCCTTGGGCGTCGACGTAAGGCTGGAAGGGTTCGGCAGCAAAACCACGGGTGCGGCCAATCAGTTCTTCGCGGGCGCCTACAACGGATGCTGGGGTGGTCGGGGTCGTGATACGCTGGGACTGCTGGGGGCCGACGCCAAGAATGGAGCTAAGACCGCCCCGCACTGTAGCGGGCGCACCTCCCAACAAAGAACTAAAGAAACCACTCATCGCATAGTCCTTTCAAGAATCTTGCCGATCTGGAGAGGGCCTGCCTGCTTGCTGGTCCCGGTCTTGTCTTGGCGGATTTGCCGCACCAGATCGTATAGGCGTTTGGCTCCAGCATTGGAGGAACCATCACCCATCATTGAGACGACGTCGGCGGGAATCACGAACTCACCATCCGAAAGGGCTGCCGCCCGCCTACCGTCGATTGACGTAGGGATTAGATCGTCTAGGCCGCCGCCAGGTCCCCGAGCAATCTTACCGCCCCCCGGAAGGGGAATGATGCCGCCGCGCGCATACATCATAGGCTGTTCGGCATACATGTCGGGAATTACTTCGAAAGGCAGGCCATACAGACCCCCGTAGTCGTTGTATTCATTATACATCGAATCTTCTCCAAGATCAACTAGGCCGCCCTCTTCAAAGCCAAGCCTTCTACGGACCCAATTGGTAGCTCGTTGAACGGGGGCTGTTGCTGCATTAACAACGCCGCCGATGGGATTGCTGCCGATAGCGCGGTTACTTACCCAATCAGAAATGCCTCCGATGGGATCGCTGCCTACGCTTCTGCCCACAAAGCTAAGGGCCTTGTCGATGTTCTTGGCGGCCACAACAACAGCTTGATCAACGGGGCTTTCGTAACCAAGAACTTTTGAAAGCACAGAGTCCAAAATGATGGCTGCTGCAATGGCCTGGCCCACAGGGCCTGATGCAAGGAGTGCTTGAACGGCATAGGCTTTGGCGCCTTCGGCAACAGCAGTGCCAGCACTATCGCCTCGCGCCAAAGTCACTAGGGCAGCGGCAGCGGGTCCGGCAATGTCGCCAGCCGCAGCAGTGGCAGCATCACCTCCAACAGTTTGTATGATTTTCTTCGCAGCTTCTTCGGTCAGTGCTTTGGCAGCTACGTCGACTAGGCCACTGTCAACAACCTTATCAAGGACGATGTCTACCGTGGCAGGAGAGGGCGGGTTGTTCGGATCGCGGAGTGCTTGCAGAAGATTTGAACTGGATTGAAGTGCCTGTTCTCGCGCGTAGTTGGGGTTGTTAAGAATTTCACCGACGTTGTAATTGTTAAGGGCGTTGTTAAGAGTTTCGTAGCTTGCTTGAAGTTCGTTAATTACTTCTTGTGGGGCATTTCCTTGACCTCGCAAAGTATCTAAATTCTTTTTGATAGCGTCGCGCTGGGTTACTGCATTCTGAATGCCCGATTGGAATTTGGTGGTCGCTTGATCCAGAATAGGAGCGGCCCTTGATTGCACTTCTGCTTGAATAGCGGCTTGTTTGCGGGCAGCTTCTTGCTGTCGGATGCGTTCGACAGATTCTTTGACTAGGCGTTTACGATTGGCTTCCCGCGCGGCTTCGGCAGCAGCTTTGGCGGCTTGATCTGCTTGGACTTTGCCTTGTATGAACTCAACCGGCGAAAGGTCGCCCGTTTCGGTTGTGTCGGAAGGACCTTCATCGCCCGGCGTTACCGGGCCTTTGTTAAAAAAATCGTCGAGACCACCCCCCGAGGTCCCGCCAGTTTTGCTCAAGATGTCACGAACATAGGAGTCAATATCGATGTTGTCGAAATCGTCTTGGTCTTGATCTTGCTGCTGCCCTGTGCTGTCGCCCATGTACTGGGCCTGCTCTTGAGACTGCTGCTGGATGTTAGTCATGGTCGGGCTAATATTAGGGCTGACCACATTGGAGATGTTTATGTCTTGAGTCTGGGCTTCTAAATTGCGTAGGTAATCATTGTAGGCGCCAGTCCAGTCCATACCAAGCAGCCCACCAAGAAGGGCCTCGTTAAGGGCGCCTTGGGCTTGAGGCTGAAGCAGCGGTTGCTGATATATGATTTCGTCAGAAGGCGGACCCTCGACACCACCCGCGCCTGACGGCGAGTAGAAGCTAGCACCCGGTTCCCCGCCTCCAGTGAAGCTGCGAGTGTAGCGAAGATCGGTCAGGCCCGGTTCGTATTGGGGGCGGTTCTGGACGCCTGGGTATAGCTGGGCAAGTTGGGCCGCCGACCCAATAAACTGGCCTAAGTCGAAGTTGCCGCCCGCATCCTCAGCAGGCAACGCTTCCAAGCCGCCCATCGTACGGACCTCGTCACCACCAGGCTTCACTGCTAGATCAGGATTGAAGAATGTTTCTGACATTGGTGCCTCGTCCGTATTATAGCATGGATTTCAAAGAAAATAAAGCCTAACGGACGTCAACGAAATTGCTAGACTGGAGGGCCAAAAGCAGCTTGCCGACGACGTTAGTGAGGGCGGTGACCGAGGGATTGGCCATGTCAACAGTCAAGGGCGCGCTGACGGTGCCCTGCACAATAAATTGGGGGCGGGACCGGCGGCCCAAGTCGAAGAGGTCGCTTTGCTCTAGGACTTTAATGAGGGAGTTCCATGCGTCGCGCGATGAGGCGTCCCATTCGAAAGGGGGATCGGGGAAGGTCCGCGAGGAAATGCGGCGGCTCATCGTAGGCCGTCCGGTTCAATTGCCATGCGGAATCGGCCCATGCGCCATGGCAAGTTGGAGGAAGTCGAGGACTGGATTTGGATAGCGAACTCACGACCGCGTAGACGGGTCGATACCTTTTGGATGGAGCCGTTGACAGCGAAGGGACCTTTGGTGGTGACAGTGCCGCCCGGATACTTACGAGCTTGCAACGAAATCTGGAGGGTTCCTGAGTAGGGCGTGTTGTCAGATAGGTTGCTGAAGTCCGGGGCGAATTTGTTGGCGAACATGATGTTGTTGCCATCATTGATGTCGAAGTAGGCGCCTTCTAGGTTGGCGGTCATCACGGAAAGATCGGCGGTGTAACCAAACTCTTGGTAGTACAGTTCGTAGGGTTCGACGCCCATGGCTAGAGGGTTGGCAAAAGTGCTACTGTCTTCCCAAGTGGTGCGGGCCATAGTGCCAATCGACCAATGTTTTTCAGAAGTGTTATAAATGACGTAACGGTCGTTCTCACCGTTAGGGGAAGTCAAGGAAGGGTAGAACCAAATGATTTCGTCAAAAGTGGAATTGACGCCCGCGTAGATTTTGTCTATAAAGTTAGTGTCCAAGTTGTCATAGATGTAGCGAAGGACAGTACAGGGCAATGGCTGAACGCGCCCATCGTATTGATAGAACTGACCGTTATCTGACATCCAGTAGAGGATACCCCGGTATTCGATTGCCGCGTTGCGCGAGATGACGCCACACTGTTCGCCTGCTGCGACGAAGCCGAAGACGTCGTTGCCCCCGATGTAGGACTGGATGTATAGGTCCGAGTCGGTCAGAATAGCTGTCTTGTCGCGGACCCGATTGACGGCCCGGATTTCGGAACCACGGCTTGGCAGGGGGTAGTCGCCCGCGTTGTTGGTGGCGGTAGGCGTCCAGTCCGTGAAGTCTTCTTGAGTACACCAGCGGATCAGGAGGGGATCGTAGGAACCGGCGCTGTCGTGAGTTCCGTAAACAAGAACGTGCCGGGCTTCGGACGCGACGCGCACGATCTGGTTGACGGAGGGTGCGGCGGTGACGATGGTCATGCGGTTAGTAATACCGACGCTCGTATTCCAGTACATAAGGGGACCGCGCGAAGGAACGGCTAAGATGTCGGTGCCCCACAGGTCGGCAGACCATAGGCGAAGTGGAATAGCGTAGTTGGCCGTAGGTGCGCCCCAGCCAAAGTTGCCGCCCCAAAAACCGCTACCCCACCCACTCTGGTAGATGGTGGATTCGCCGCCTGCCGGGTAGCTAAGGCCGATGGTGATGGCGCCACCAGTCGCTGCTGAAGTGGCTGCCGCTGAAACGCCTACATCAAATTCAAAGCTGTGGTCGTTTATAACGCTAACTTGATAGGTGGCAGTTACTGAGGATATGACATTGATGAGGATGTTGCCGCCGATGGTCGCGGCTGCCGATACGATTTCGACTATGCTTTCGTTGGTAAGGCCGTGCGCCGAAAGGGATACGACAACCTTGGTGGAGTTGGCGGTAGTGGAAAGGATATTGGTAGTGGCTACCGTTGACACGATGGGCGTGATGTTGTAGAAGGTCGACAGTTCGCTGGAGAAGGCGCCCGCATTGGTTCCAATGAAAGCGGCAGTTTCGCCTAGGCGATTGCGTAGGGTGTCGAGGAGGCGGGCTATACCAAAGATTTTGTTGTTTTCTGACGAGTCGATGGCGGATCGCCAGCCACCCATGAGTTCGGGGCGCCCGAAGCGGAAACGAATTTTGTCGGCGTCAGTCCAAAAACCAGTAGCGTCGAGTTGCGTCTTTTCTTTAACGACGCCGACTTGAAACTTTAGTTCGGTAAGTTTTTGATCTTGGAGTGTAGCGGACATGATTACTCGATGATACGGATGTTTAGCGCATTGATGACGCTGACGGCAGCCGACACCGCGTTGACTTGAACTTGCAAAGCAGACACGGAAGCAGACACGTCAGATACTCGCACATTAAGAGCAGACACGGAAGCAGACACGTCAGATACTCGCACATTAAGAGCAGACACGGAAGCTGATACAGCGGCTACTTGCACGTTAAGAGCTGAGACGGAAGCTGATACAGCGGCTACTTGCACATTAAGAGCAGACACGGAAGCTGATACAGCGGCTACGCGGACATCCAAAGTTGAAATGTTGGCGGCCAAGGTCGCGACCAAATTGACGCAGGTGGCTGACGTGCAGATGATTAGGTCAGGACCGCTGCTGGAAAGGACAGCGCCCGTGCCCGTGTTCTTGATGGTGATGTTGAAGGCGCCGCTGGTTTGGCGAAGGGTCGCATAGGTTTTGGTGGAGTCGGGTACAAAGATGTTGACGTTGCCCGTCAAGGTTCCTTCAAAGATAAGGATGCCTGCGCGGGCCTGGTCGGTTGCGGCATTGGCTTCGGTAAGGCTGACGTCGATGTTAGAGACGCTGACGATTGCCGTGCCTGCAATAGCAGCCGCGATAAGTTCAAGGTTGTTGTTAGTCTTGGATCCCCAGGTCGTGGCGTTCTCGCCAGTCGCCTGAAGCTCAAGCCTAAGAAGGGGATCGTAGGTAGAGGGCATTACTTGCGTTCCTCAAGGATTCGTGTTACTTTGTCGTCGATCCTATTTAACACAGTTGTCAGTTTGTTTTCAAGGGCGCTGACCACCTCGCGCGTAGCGAAGTCTTTGTTGGCTTGGGCTACGTGGGCGTGATGTTCGTCGTGAACTTTTTCGATGCGCTTGGTCACGGTTGAAAGCTCCCTGTGCAAATAGGCAGCGTAGGCTAAGGCTAAGGGCCACAAGAAGTTCGAAAAGAAGTCCATGAATGCTTGGGCGGTCATGACGGCGAACTCATTGAAGGGGTCCATTGGGTTGGCGTTACTATGATGTTAAGGCTGGTTTCGGTAAGCAGGTAGCCTGAGTCTTCTTTGGCCAGATAGTCGGTAGTGTCTGCTTGCGGGCGCCCGTCGGGGACCTTGCGGGATTCGTAGCGGGGACGCGGCGGCCTGTTCTGGGGGTGCTTCTTAAGATCGTAGGCGCCGTCGAAGCAGGCCGAGCAGACGACAAGGTTAGTGGATTCTTTGCGAAGTTGGCGCCGGTAGTACTTTTGGCCACAACGGTCGCATAGGGACCACACATTCATTCGCATGACTAGGACCCATAGTTGGTCTGGTCAGGACGCGCATCAGGTACTTGCTTGAGTTCCCGGCGCGGCTTTGCAGAATAGTTTTGCGGGTGGCTTTTCTTGTCGAATTTTCCATCATAACACGCATGACAAACGACAAAGTTGGTTGTTTCTTTGTAGAGGTCGCGCCGCTTGTAGTCGAAACCGCAGCGGTCACAGACCGACCACATATCTAGGACGGACATTAGGGCTGCCCCGCAATCGTGTTTTCAGGCGAACCCTGATTGCGATTAGAAGTATCGGAGCGCCTAGCCCGCGTGTATTCGATGTTGAGGACAGCCAGCTCTTCGTCGGTTATGCCTTTCCAAAGCTGCACGGCGTTGGCGTTTTTGGTCCAAGCGTTGGCATACATCATGGCAGCGGCAAAGAAAGCGGAGTCGGCGTTCTGCGAAAAGTAATTGGATGGGTACGCGGAGCTGAGAACCGTGACGCGCGGGATGTATTCGATCAGCGCCGTGGAGTTGGAAGGTGGGGTCGGCGCCAAGAAGATTGTGGCGTTGTCTTTGGGCGCATAGTATTTGGCGGGCGCACAAGATGTGTAGTCTGGCCAGTAAGCGGTAAGAAACTCGTTGTTCTGTTCTATGAGAGTGGTCCAGCCGCCGGTCGCGCAGACTTGGATGGACTTCAGAACTAACAGGTTGGACGGTAAGCTTAGGGTGCGGGTGGACGCGCTGACAGATACTTCAGTAAACTGAAAGGTATTGATGGGATCGAGGCGCCGTTGTAGATAGCCCTGGGCGCGTTCGATGATCGACGGTAGCGCCGACACAAATTCAGCGGAGTCTTCTTCCATGTTCGCTTGAACGTCGTTCAGGAGCGTGGTGTATGTGTAGCCCATTAGCGGCCAATCCTAATCAGGACCTTGCCCCGTTCGCGGTCTTCGCGCATGGCGTCTTTGACGTGGCGTTCGTATTCTTGCTTGATCATGATGAGGCGATTGCTTTCAACACGCACCCCCCGCCGCATGCCAATCCAGTAGGCTAGGCCGTAGACGATGGCGGGCAGGAAGCGCCGGGGCACGTCGATGTTGTCGAAGGCGCGCAACGTGTCTTCGGCGTTCTTCTGAATGGTCAGCACAACGGTGTAGGTTTGGTCGGGCAGCGGCCAGAAGTTCATGATGTTGGAGTCGCGGCGCCGGTCCCACCAGTAACGCGTCGGGCGCCCGGTCTGGGACTTGGTCGGGATTTCTGCCCAGCGTTCATAGCCGTCGCGGTCCAGCAGAATGTCAGTGGAGCTGGTGCGAATGCTAGCGGTCAGAACGTCAGAGATGTCGGCGCCGAAGGAAAGCGAGGATACCGAAGCGGAAACGGGGACTACGGTCGTTTGGATTTTGTGCAGCAGGACGTTGCGGTTTTGAAGGTCGGTCAGAAGATAGTCGAGACCGCGCCGGGCGCTGATGAGTTCGTCAGCAAGAAGCGGACCCCCGCCAACCATGGCAGCAGCGTCCTGAAGTATGTCGTCGAAGGTGGGGTCGAAGGAGGCTACGCCACTGGTTGCCATTGGCGCGACTCCTCAGACGACTCCGTAAATGGTGACGAGCGGACCGCCGCCTGCGTAAGACGAACGGACGTAGGGCACATCAAAAAGCACTTGGACCAGTGTGGTGGTTACGGCTGCGGTTACTTCGGCGAAAGCAATCCACGGGCCATCCTCGAAAGGCGCTGCTTCCAAGAAAATGGATGGACCAGTTGCGCCGCTTTTCTGAACGAAGAAGGTGCGAGCAGGCGAGCCATCGAAGCGGTAGTCGAGGTCGATGGCGGGGCTGGTCGTGGTCGCGGACGTACTGACTTGAAAGGGAATGACGCGAATAGTTTTGATACCGGGCATGGGAAGCTCCTAAAGCAAGTAAGGCAGACCCCGCCCGGAGGAGGAGCCTGCCTTAACTTGTTAGCCGATTACGACGTGGACAATGACGGAACCCGCCGCCACGGTCGAAGTAGCAATAGACACGATGGCCTGGACCGTGGTATCCGCCGCCAGCACGATGCTGTTGGTGGAGACCTGGGCGCCAGTCCCAGCGTAAGCACGACGGCCAGTGGTATTCACGGAAGTAGCCGCAAACAGAGTCGCGGGGCTTGCCGAGGTACCGACAGTGATCTTGGTGTCGTCGTTGTCGTAGGCAGTCGTGATGTCAAGGACGCACTCGTAGAAGTTAGAACCGGCAGGAGCCACGAACAGCGGAATGGTGGTAGCACCAACAGCCGTGCCTGACTTGGCGGTGTTCACAACTACAGAGTAGCGACCCGGAACGCGGGCCTGCTTCAGATCGACAGCAGAACCGGAAGCCGGTTCGTGGTTGGCGATGTTGACAGGAAAGCTAAAAGTTGTCATCTGATTCTCCTCAAGGATGAAGGAAAGGGGACCGAAGTCCCCAATCCATTAGGTTGAACCAGAGGAGCCGTACCACTGACGCCAGTCAGACCAGCCGAAGCTGTAACGCTCGCGGGCCTTGTAGCGCATGTTGCCGGTCAGGAAGTCCACGTCGTCCTTGGTGGCCAGCGGCGCACGGATGAACATCTTGGTCCCGTTCGGCACGTCAGTGCGAATGAACCAACCGTTGGTGTCCGTGAAGCGATGGTTGACGGTGTAGCCCTTCGAGAACATGCCCATGTCCTTCATAGCGTTCGTGTCATTGTCAGCCGTACCGACGCGGAGTTCCGAGAACAGGATACGGTGGGCAACGAACTGAAGCTGCGGAGGAATGTGCAGGCTCACGGCGCGGGCGCCAATCAGCAGGCCACGGTCGTCCTTGGTCAACGAGATGTTGATCAGGGCCGCTTCAAGGGCAGTTTCGGACAGGTCCGAGCTAACCTTGTTGGACTGCGTACCGGCAGCAAGCGTCGGGTGGTCGGTAGCGAACAGCGGCTTGCCGTCACCGCCAGCATAGAGGGCGCTGGTGTTGAAGCCGTTGTTGTAGACGTTAGCAGCCTTGACCTGCTTGGCGTTCGCCATAGCGCGGCCCATCGCATTCGCCTTCATCTTGCCCGTCGTGCCATAGAGGTTGTCCTCGATAGCTTCTTCGGTGATGGCGAAAGCCATGGCAACGGTTTCATGGGTGT